GGATGGCTCTGGGGCCACCCTGGAAGAGTTCTTTGAACACTATGAAAGAAATACAGTCACTCCCAAACAACTCAAAACATTAAAATCAAACATAGACGAAGGAGACTCTGGAGAATGGTTCCAGGATGGTCCTCCTTGTATGCAAGCACTTGCAAAATTTGGTGTACCTAAAAGTCAAAGAAACGAAGTTTTATTAGATATGACTAGGTATATAAAACAAAGATATCCTGAAGATTGGAAAGATAAAACTTTAGAGTACAATAAACAATTCTTTGAACCTAAAGGAAAAGGTATGGGTTTTAGTGAGGTAAGTGGAGTCATAGGTTCTAGAGAGAAAAAAGATTATGTGTATAGATGTGATCAAGATTGGTTGAAAAGTTATTGTAACAAAGAAGAATGTATTAAAAGAAAGTTTGGTATAAGCGGTTCACTAAGTAGTGAGTTGGTATTGGGTCCTTTATCTTACGTAACATCTAACCCTAAAATTTGGTATCTAGGTTTTAATGGTGAAGAGGTAGGTCTATCATCAAAAGAATTAGTTAAACAAGATTTAGCGAGAGAAGCTGCAACAGAACAAACAGGTAAGACACCACCTAAAATTAAAAATTGGGATATGCAGCTACGAGCACTTCAAGAAAAAGCTACAGAGATAGATGCACCAGAAGAAAGTTTACCAACGTTTAGATTAAAAACAAGTTTAGAAAGTTTTTGTTTTAATACTAGAGTAACTAAAGACAAAAAGAAAATATTATTAGGTAGACCTTTTGAAGATGAGTCTTCAATTAAATTTACTTTTAGTGACTTCTTTAAATATATAAAAGCTGATGAATGGAATATTACTGCAGACGTTACCCATCAGATGTTAAAAAAAATTCCTGGTATAACAAGAGATAAATTTCATATTAAAGAAGGTGTTAAACGATGGGTATATGTTTTACACAAGGAACAGTTTGACAATGAACCTGAAGTAAAACAAGAAGTCCCAGAGTATGTTAACCAAGAAAAAGAAAGTCCATTTTAATGTTAGATAGGTTTTATAGAAAGAGATATAAAATATTAGGTGGTCCCGGTTGTGGTAAAACAACTAAGATATTAGAGATTTTAGCTGACTATATTAAAGGAGGTATTAACTTAGATCAAGTTTTATTGATTGGTTTTGCTAAGGCAACAGCACAAGAGTTACAGGCTAGGGTTGTTAAAAAAGGTTTATTGACAGAGAAGCAGGCTGAATCAATTAAAACAATACATAAGTTTTGTTTAGATCACATAGGTAAACATGACATCTTAAACTCTAGTGTAAAAAAAGATTTTAAAAAAAGAATGGCTTCTGACCCTGACACTTGGGTTATGTTGGATGATGAAAAATACGACAGGGATGATGACGTACCTGCAGCATGGACTGAAAAAGAAGATAAAAAATTAGCTGTTTACTATGACATAATAAACAAAGCGCATCATAAAATAGGATTTGACAAAAGACATAAATACAAAAATGATTTAGATAAAATTGTAGATTATTTTAAAGAAAGTGAAAACGATAAATTTAAAAATGTACACACAGCACAGTTAGTTTATTTTTATACTAATCTTAAAAAGTTTAAAAGCCAAACAGGTGTTATTGATTTTGATGATATGTTATTAAAAGCTTTATACCCTACAGTGGAATTCCCATCTTATAAACTAGTGTTAGTTGATGAAGTCCAAGATCTTTCAAAATTAGAATGGCAGGTTATATCTAAGATAGCACAAAAAACTGAAGAGTTATTTTTAGTTGGAGATGATGACCAAGCTATATATGGATGGAAAGGATCTGACGTTCGTATATTTCAAAAATGGCCTTGTAAAAAAGAAAATGTTGTACGTTTAGAAACATCTTATAGACTTCCAGGAAAAATATATGACTTTGCTTTAAGTATTAGAGACGACATAAAGTATAGATTAGGTAATGAATTTACATGTCAAAAAAGAATAAACCCTGAACAAGAAGATGAAGGACAAATTTCTTATATAAATGGTTTAGATGAGATAGAAGATTTAAACGAAAACTCTCAAATAATTCTTTGTGCAAGAGCTAACAATCTTCTTAGACCTTACGCTGATTTTTTAAAACAAAACAATTTGATATGGTTAGAAAAATCACAAAGCATGGACGACAGGGGTAAATTTAAAAGTTCTTTCCCCGATGGTTGTAAAGAAGTTATAGAGTTTTGGCATACCCTGCAAGAAGGTTATCCAATTAAAGGCACAGATTATATTAAGATGGTTAAACAAATGAATGTAGAATTTATTTCTGAAAGAAAGAAAACTGCTTTATCTAAAAAAGATACAGCACCAATAGAATTATATGAAGCAGACAAGATGTTTTCATATGAAGAATTAAAAAACAAATTTTATCTTAACGCTTCTTTAGAAAAAATGTGGTATGAAATTTTTTACTTTGATACTACAAGAATTCGATCAGCTAAAAAACCTAAAGCTATATTTAGAGATAAAGAAGACTTCAACGATTATCTAAAAGGTTGTTGGGAAAAAAATAAAAATTTAACAACTGAAATTACATTATCAAGCATTCATGGAGTAAAAGGAATGGAGGCTGACAAAGTAGTTTTGGGTGTTGAATGGGGTTACTCATTAAGTGCATACAAGAAAGGTAATCAACAAGACGAAGATGAAGAGGTTAGGGTTTGTTATGTAGGTATTACTAGAGCTAAAAAAGAATTATATTTGTTTGAACCACCTGGACAATACAAGAATCCTTTTCCATTATTACAAACTTACTTAGGAGAAAAATATGACGGATGATACTATATTTGATGATGCGTTTCCACAAGATAAACAAATTGGAGGATCTCATTATAAAAAATTTAAAATACAACCATACGAATTTATTTCAAAGAATGATTTATCATTCTTTCAGGGCAACGTTGTAAAATATGTTTGTAGATATTTACACAAAAATGGTGTAGAAGATCTTGAGAAGATCAAGCATTATTGTGATCTAGAAATTAAAAAGATGAAAGATACAAAATGATACAAAAACCTTTATTTGCTGTACAGACAGAATGGTTTCCACCAGATGATTTTCCAGACTTATCAAAGTATGATGAGATTGCAATTGACTTAGAAACTAAGGACCCAGATCTAAAAACAAAAGGTTCTTCTTCGATGAGAGGACAAGGTGATGTAGTTGGTATTGCAATAGCTGTTAGAGATTGGTCAGGGTATTATCCTATTGCGCATGAATCAGGACCAAACATGGAAAGAAAAAAAGTTCTTGGTTGGTTTGCAGATGTACTTAAAACAAAAGCAGATAAAGTATTTCACAATGCTATCTACGATATGTGTTGGATTCATAGACTAGGGCTCACGGTTCACGGAACAGTTGTTGATACAATGATCATGACTTCTTTAGTTGATGAAAACAGATTTAGATATGACTTAAACTCTGTAGCACAACACTACACAGGTATGGGTAAAAATGAATCCGCATTACAAGAAGCAGCAAAAGAATGGGGTGTTGATCCTAAAGCAGAAATGTACAAACTTCCTGCTATGTATGTAGGTGAGTATGCTGAAAGAGATGCTGAAGTAACTTTAGCTTTGTGGCAAGAACTTAAAAAAGAAATAGAACACCAGGACTTACAATCAATTGTTGAGGTAGAACAAAAAGTTTTCCCTTGTATACTTGATATGAAAATAAAAGGTGTAAGAGTTAGTGAATCACAAGTTGATCAACTAGACCACCAATTAAAATTATCTTATGATAAATATATAAAAAGAATAAATGATGATACAGGTATTTACCCTGAAGTTTGGGCTGCAAAAAGTATTGAACTTGTATGTAACAAACTAGGTATTGATGACTTTGATAGAACAGAGAAAACACAGAAACCTTCTTTTACAAAAAACTATTTAAAGAATCACAAACACCCTGTGCTTAGAGCGATCGCAAGTGCAAGAGAACTTGATAAACTAAAGAACACTTTCTTAGAATCTATTAAGAACTATGTCTACAATGGTAGAATACATGCAGATATACATCAATTAAAAGGAGACTTTGGAGGGACCATAACCGGAAGGTTATCTTACTCGAACCCTAACTTACAACAACTACCTAACTATACTAATATTGGTATGGGTATTAGGTCTATATTTATGCCCGAGGAAGGCCATAGATGGGGTTGTTTTGACTATTCACAGCAAGAGCCTAGACTGGTGGTGCATTATGCTCTAGCAACACTAGGAACTACCGGAGTTCAATCTATTGCAGATAAATATGATGAAGCACGTGAGAACCCAGATAATCCAGATGTTCAACTAGCAGCAGACTTTCATAGCATGGTAGCTGAAATAGCAGATATAGAAAGAGGACAAGCTAAAACTATTAACCTTGGTTTATTTTATGGTATGGGTAAAGCTAAACTACAAGCACAATTAGGTGTGACTGATCAAGTGGCTAGAAATCTTTTAGCAACTTACCATAGTAAAGTTCCATTTGTAAAACAATTGATTCATCACACAATGGATCGTGCTCAACAAAGAGGTTGGATTAGAACTATACTAGGTAGAAAATGTAGATTTAATATGTGGGAGCCAGCTACGTTCGGGATGCACAAACCACAAACATTTGAAGATGCATCTATGGAGCATGGATCACGGAACATTAAAAGAGCATTTACATACAAGGCATTAAATAAATTAATTCAGGGTAGTGCGGCCGATATGACCAAGCAAGCTATGATAAATTTAAGAGAAGCTGGTATTACTCCAATGATTCAATTACATGATGAGTTAAATGTATCCTATGAAAATAAACAAGAAGCTGTTAAGATAAAAGAAATAATGGAACAAGCTGTTCCTCTTAAGGTACCTAACAAAGTAGACTTCGAAGATGGAGAATGTTGGGGTGATATAATTAATAACCAAGAGGAGCAAGTAGATGAGGATTTTTAATGGCTTACTTAAATGCAAACATACCTGCAACTTATGCACAAATAAAAAGAGAATATTTATATGATTGTAAAAAACATCACGGAGAAGTTGAAGACTGCATTGTGTTTGGTCTTAGCGCTCTTACAGGTCGTAGTATATTATTTCATGCTATTATGGAAAACGGTGCAATATTTTATCGCTTACCAATTAGCGCGTTTATTCAAAAGGGACTTGATGCATCCAGAGTGCCCACAAGACGACTTGATGAACTACAGCTCTGGAATTGTTTTTCTTATTATCCTTCTGTCCATCGTTGGGATATTTTAGACGGACAAGCCGGTAAGTATATCGGAAAAGATAAAAAATGGCATCCAGGAAAATATTTATTTACAGTTGACTTTGCACATCCAGAGTCTAATATACTTGACACTGATCATTCAGAGATTCCGCACGAACACAAGTGCGCTCACATAATTGCCCTCGATGACGGTAATTTTGCAGCACAACCTAACAACAGATGTATATGGGACATACCTTCTTTCACAGTGAAAGATAATATTCCTGACTGGAAAGTGCAGACTTCTGAATGGAATGTTGAAGATAGTAGAGCTTGGCGTACAGAAGATACAGACAAGTTCTTCTATGAAATCGAGGAGAAAAAAAATGATTGATAAAATAAAAAGCATGGCTGACAAATGCTGGTGTAATCACAAAGTATGTACGATTATAATTGCAGTTCTTGTTATAGCTTATGTAGTTAAGTAATGAATTTAGCAGATCTGTTAAAAAAAAATATAGTAATGGTTCCAGTCGTGGCTTCAGTCTTGGTTGGAACTTTTACTGGTGTTAGATATATTGTTAATCTTACAGACACAATTAATTCTAATCAGCAAGAAATTATAGATCTTCAAAGAGATTTAAAAGTTGCTGAAGATAAAATTACATATCAAAACACAAGACTAACTTCTGCTGAATCT